AATATGAATCAAGAAAAGAAGCAAATTCACGCGGTTTTAGCAATCGACCCAGGCGGAACTACCGGAATCGGCGCGGGGTACGTCGAGCTACGTCCGACACGCCGTGAGACGCTGTCTACGCTCTACCATCGCAAGGCCGTCGAGGTTACAGGCGACTGGCTAGAGCAGTCGGCACAACTCGCTCAGATGATGAACCGATTTGTGTTCACCGCGAACGTCGAGAACAGCCTGCCGCTTGACAACATTCACATCTGCATCGAGGACTTCATCTTGCGGCGTCGGCAGGAGGGTGGAGCGACCGGCAACCTCACCAGCTGTTGGGTCGCGGCCGGAGCTGTTGCGCTGTTCCAGACTGACCAAGGACTGGAAGTTGTCGAGGGTGTGATGCCGATCAAGTGGCAGCAGCCGAGCCACGCAAAGACACTGATGACCGACGCGCGGCTGAAAAGCTATGGGTTGTGGGAGGTCGGCTCGGCACACCTTCGCGATGTGTGGCGTCACTTTGGTCTGAGGGTGGACGGCCTCATCATCTGAAATGCGTTATGCTTCCTGAGTCAACCCCTACCAAAAGGAGCAAACCATGAGCATCGAGGATCTCGACATTCGCACAGCAGACGGTGAGGAAATCATCGTTGGTGAGTCGATCTACGCTGAAGATCCGGGCCGTCCGCCGCTGGAGGGAAAGGTGACCAACATCACCGAGCCTGAAGGCGAGCTGAATGAGAGCGGGCAGATGATCGCTATTCATCCCAAGGTTTCGGTGGAGTGGAGCAACGGTGACAAAGAGGTGTTCGACGCGACGCCGCTGTTCATCGACCCGAACTGGGAAGCTGAGAAATATGAATGCGATGAACTGTACGACGACCGAGGGCTGGTTGAGAACATGCCGAGCGCTGACGACATGGCGAAGTCGGATGGGTTGGGTCTTCGATGATTCCCGACTACGTGCTTGACACCAAATTCGGGGACATCGAGGTTCGTGAGCCACGCGGCTACTGGCGGACCGGCATCGTGTTCGAGCTGGATGGCATCGCCGTCGAAGTCGAATCGCCAGCACAAGGCGACGATGAGGTCAGCTGGGCGGAGCTGGAGATTCAAAACTCCAGCTATCCACTCCAGGACATCGAGCGTCTGCTCAAAGTGATCGGCTTTGCTGGTGAGCTGGTCCGGATGATCAACGCAGCGAACGCCGACGCTGTTGCCGCTGTCGAAGAGGCCGAGGCGAAACAGGAGGAGCGCGAAGCCGAGGAGCGAGCCGCAAAGGATGCGCTCACCGACGAACGCAAGCAGATGTTGCTCAACGAGCTGATGGGCGAGGTGGTCCGCGTTCGACACAGCACCTATCGCACGACAGCCAAAGCGACCGTCGAGTCGATTGGTCGCGACTACGACGACAACGCGGAGCCGACCCGATGGGAGCCGAGGCTCCGCTGGGACTCGCGCAACAACGCCAACCGGAGCACCACCGATGTCGAGAACTGGATGCTGCTCGATGTCAAGACCGACAAAGGTTGGCGCAACGTCTGGGACGACGGTGCTCACGACATCGGTGGAGTGGCGCGCGGCAGCCGCGAGCGGATCAAGCCTTGGTCAGGCGGGCTGCGCTGATGGGCATCATCGAGGAGGCCGCGCAGTTCGTCGCTGCGGCCTGCGAGACCTCGCCGGACACCAACGCGGTATTGGAGTTTTGCGAAGTGAGGGACATCGACCCGGACGAATTGCGAGCGTACTGTGGGCAGGTCGGCGAGAAATGGTTGGATGAACGGCTGGCTGCCGGTGGGGTGAGCGTCGAAGACGCCGCCTTCCTGGTCTGCCTCGCCTTCCACGTCGGCTATGAGACCGCTGCTAAGCGTTACCTGGCTGATCCGCTAGGATGACCTACGGAACCTCCCCGTTCCACACTTGCCGATGCTCAAGGGGTTGACATCGAGCGAGGCACAAACGCCCCGTCGTCTGGTTGACTGGTCCAGGCGGCGGGGTGTTTGCTTTCTGATGGTCAATAGTCTATCGTGTGGGCATGAGGTCAACCCCGACGCAAGGAGCAACGATGAACTTCACCCAGGCTCTAGTCAACGCGGATCGCGAGCGCCAGCGCCAGGACCGCGAGCAGGCCAGCGAACTCACCGAGGTTCGCCTAGACGAGCAGACGGTGCTGAAGGGTCCGTTCGACCTGAGCGATCCGGTCGGCGGGCAGGCGATCTTCGCGGTGGTCTTCGAGGACACCGGCGAGATTCGCGAACAGCTGGTTGACCGCCTCAACCTCCACCCGACTTGGACGGCGACCGTCGCGAAGCGCGCGGCGAAGATCGACCGCAACGAGCTGACCCCGCACTCGCTGGTTCCCCGCAAGTAACTTCCACTCACCAACAACGTCGCAAAAACCAATCAAGGAGAACGATTCAGATGGCCGCAACCAAAACCAAAAAAGCCGCAGGAGCCGGACTCGGCTCAGCGGGGAACAACGACGGGTCGCGCAGGCAGAAGACCCGTGACCAGGAGCGGTGCCAGTGGTGCCACACCAAGGTGCCGCTCACCGATCAGTTCGTCGTCTACAACGACATCCCCAACCAGAAGGTCATCAAGGCGAAGGACGCCACCAAGCCCAAGCACGTCAAGAAGAGCCACTACTGCTCGGACTGTGCGGACAAGCGGAAGGCGACCAAGGAGAAGTTTGACGAGGCCGTCAACCGAGGCAAGGGCGCGGTGAAGAAGGCCGCGAAGAAGGGCAAGGCCGCAGTCAAGAAAAAGGTCGCTGCCAAGCCCAAGTCCACCGAGTCGGCTCCCAAGAAACGTCGGGTGGTAAAGCGCAAAGCGAAAGCCGCCGAGGCCAAAGCGAGCGCGGAGCCTTTCTAGGCCTCCTCCCAGCCTAGAACCCCGTAGCGTGAGCGGCCCGCCATCCGGCGGGTCGTTTGCGTTCTAGCGTCGTTTGCAGGGATTTCGCTCTCACCACGCGGCTGTGGCATGCCTGGGTAGGCGTGGATCGGCTATGGTGTCGCCCCGGAATGGGGGCACACACACCAGCTGAAGTTGAGGCGGCAGTCAAACAGCCGCCCTCAGACATCGGCCCAGTCAAGCCGGACACCAAGTGCAACGCGACGTTGCGCGGCAAGGGCAAGCTCTGTGGGATGGCTGCTGGGGCTGGCACTGACCACAAGGGAGTAGGCCGCTGCAAGCTCCACGGTGGCGCCTCACCGTCGTACCTGCCGGAGCTTCAAAGGTTGATCGCCACCCAGGCTGTCGAGAAGTACGGCATCCCGATCCAGACCGATCCTCAAACCGCTCTCGAAGAAGAGCTAGATCGCACAGCCGGTCATGTGGCGTGGCTGCGCATCCAGGTGGCAGAACTTGAGGAGCTGGGTGGGCCGGTCGGCAGCGAAGGGGTCAACGATGTCGGCGTGCGAATGCACCCGAGCTACAAACCTGACCTGATGTTGAGCCTGTACCAGACCGAGCGCAAACACCTGACGCAGGTAGCCAAGGCTTGCATAGAGGCGGGCATTGAAGAGCGCCGCGTCCGGCTAGCCGAAAGCCAAGGCGCGTTGATCGCCAAGGCCATCACAGGGATCCTCAAGGAGCTGGGTGTAGACATGACCAACCCGCAGACGCCCAAGGTGGTCCGCAAGCACCTTGCACTGCTAGAGCCTGGCGAGGCCGTAGCAGCATGAGGATGCTAGGCACCCAAGCGAGCCGCAAGGTGTGCGCTTGTTGCCACGACACCAGAGGGCGGCGCGAACGTCGCAGGGTGAAGCGTCGCGAGCGTCAGCAACTACGTCGAGAGCTGGCTGCATGATCTCCAGGTCCACAGACGGTGGGCAAGCAGCTCAGGCAACCCTGCCTACCCGAGCGCGGCCTACGGACCTGGAGAGGGGTGGGGTTGAGCAGGCTACTGCGGCGGCTGCTCCCCCACCCCAACGTCCTGCTAGGACACGACAGCTGGTCGAGTCAGGCGGCTTGATCTGGGGAGGTGTGCTGTGGCCCCATCGACGGTGATCACGCCAGAGAGCGAGCTGGGCAAGAGCAAGGCCATTCTTGAGTGGCTGGATGAGCATGGCGTAGCGAAGGGTGACTGCTACAAGATCGAGCATGTCGATGGTTCGGGCATCGCGACGGTCTACTGCTTCAAGCGCAACGAGCATGGCGCCAAGTATGTCATCGGAGCAGACCTTGGATTGCTCAAGGGCGATCCGAGGCTGCCTCCAAACGCTGGTGATGTTGCCGTCGAGGAGCCACGCGCTATCAACATGAAGCGTCCGCTCCCGGTGGCGCCATGACAACCGCCTTCGCTGAGGCGGCTGACATCATCGACCCGCCCATGGTCGGGGCTGCGTTGTACCATGATGACCCGAAAGGGTTTGTCCATGACTGCTTCATCTGGAAGGACGACGATCCCGGACCGACCGACTACCAGGACGAGGTGCTGGACCGGATCGTCGCAGAGCATCGAGTCGCGGTGTGTGGCCCACACGGTCTGGGCAAGACCACCACGGCAGCGTGGATCATCCTGTGGTTCAGCTTGACCAGGGATGCGATGGCTGAGGACTGGAAAGTGCCGACCACCGCATCGGTGTGGAGGCAGCTGGAAAAGTTCCTGTGGCCAGAGGTTCACAAGTGGGCAGCTCGGCTCAACTGGGAGCTGCTAGAGCGTCGGCCGTTCCGTGACGGTGAAGAGCTGCTCGACATGGCGATCAAGCTGCGCACAGGTGAGGCGTTCGCAGTCGCCTCAGACGACCCGGCGAAAATCGAGGGTGCGCACGCTGACCAGCTGCTCTACCTGTATGACGAGAGCAAGTCGATCAGCCAGGAGACCTTTGATGCCTCAGAGGGAGCGTTCTCCGGCGCTGGTATGGATACGTCGGCGGAAGCCTTCGCCCTAGCATCCAGCACCCCAGGAGAGCCGCAGGGACGTTTCTACGACATTCAAAAGCGGCGACCCGGCACCGAGGACTGGTCAGTCAAGAAGGTGACCAAGGAGGAAGTCCAGGCAGCCGGTCGGATGTCGAAGGAATGGGCCGAGCAACGCGAGAAGCAGTGGGGCAAGGAATCGGCGGTGTACATCAACCGCGTGCTGGGCGACTTCGCGTCCAGCGAGGAGGACACCGTCATTCCGCTGAGCTGGGTCGAAGCAGCCAACGAGCGTTGGCATGAGGAGCATGAGGACTGGAGCGCCGACCTAGAGAACGTCGGCTGCGACATCGCGCGGTCCGGCAAAGACAAGACCGTGCTCGCCCTGCGTCGAGGCAGCCTCTTGACTGAGCTACGCAGGTTCACCAGGCAGGGCACGATGGAGACCACCGGGGTGATCAAGGGTGTGCTCCAAATAGATCCCGCAGCCATCGCGACGGTGGACGTCATCGGGATCGGCGCGGGCGTCGTAGACCGACTGCTGGAGATGGGGATGCCCTGCGAGCCGTTCAACGCGAGCGAGCGCACCGAGGTGCTGGACAGCACAGGCGAGCTGGGCTTTGTCAACTGTCGCGCAGCCAGCTGGTGGAACCTACGCGAGCTGCTGGACCCTGACAGCACCTATGACGCCATTGCGCTGCCGCCCGACGACATGCTTACCGGCGACCTGACCGCTCCGCACTGGAGGGTGATGAGCGGTGGACGTATCCAGGTCGAGTCCAAGCAGGACATCATCAAACGACTCGGCCGCAGCACCGACGACGGCGACGCCGTGGTCATGGCCTTCTGGGAAGGACAGCCGCGTGAACAGGAGCATGTCGAGGAGACATGGGAACCCGAAACGATTGGAGCAGACATATGAGCTACGCCGCAGAGCTGTTGGGCATTCGCAACTACGGGTGGAAGCCCTCGCTTCCCGATGCCCGCGACATACAGGCGTTCGCCACGCCGCCCGCGCCGTTGGCTGTCGAGCTGCCCGACGAGTTCAGCTTGCGCGACGAGATGCCCGGCGTCTACGACCAGGGACAGCTCGGCTCCTGCACAGCGAACGCCATCGCTGGTGCGCTCCAGTACGCGAACATCAAGGCGGGCCATGATTTCGGTGTTCCGTCGCGGCTGTTCATCTACTACTGCGAGCGCTTGCGCGAGGGCAGCGTCACTCAGGACGCCGGAGCCTACGGCCGCGACGGATTCGCCTCGCTTCGCAAGACTGGCGCACCCCCAGAGACCGTCTGGCCATACGTCATCGAACGCTTCGCTGACAAGCCGAGCGACGAGGCGTATGCCGATGCCGGGGCGAACCGCATCAAGCACTACACACACGCTCGCACATCGGCGCTGGAGGTCAAGCTGTTGGTGGCCGACCACAAACCTGTCGCGTTCGGCATGAGCGTGCCGCAGTGCTTTGAGGGAGAAGCCTGCATGACGACCGGCATCATGCCGGAATTCACCAAGGGTGAATCCTTCATCGGCGGCCACGAGATGCTGATCATCGGATGGAAACCCGGCTACTTTGAGGTGCGCAACAGCTGGGGTCCGAACGTCATGGACGCTGGCCACGTCTGGATTCCGGAGACATTCCTGTTCGGCGGCTACGCCAGCGACTTCAGGGCGATACAGGCGATCTGATGACCACCCTGCGCATGACGATGTTCCAATGCGTCGATGCCAAGTCGCAGGTGGCGTTGCATACAGCGGTCTACAGCGAGAAGCGTGCGCAGGACCAGGCCAACAAGAGCATCAAACGCGGCCGAGCCGCCATCGTGATCAGGGTCGAGCCGTAGACGGATGGCCGGACCGATCCAAACATTGCGGGAGGCCATCACAGGCGGCGGCGGGGCTGTGCCGTCTCCTGGAGAGGTCGATCCGGTCGAGGCGTTGCATGAGCAGCTCAACCAGGAGCGTCTGAACAACGAGATCATCCAAGAGAACCTCCAGATGCTGGAGATGTCGATGGAGGAAGAAGGGTGGCGCCGGGCGGGCTGGCGCATGCAGAGGGAATTCTCCCGACGCGGCCTGGACAACATAATCAACCTGTCGCGCAGCTACTACCTGTCGCACCCGCTGATCCAGCGCGCCGTCAACATCGTCACCTTCTACACCTGGGCACAGGGCGTCGAAATGAACGCCGTCGAGGACCAAGTGCAAAAAGAGGTGGTCGAGCCGCTGGAAGCCGACGACTACAACCAGATGGAGTTGTACTCGCACCAGGCTGCGCTGCTCACCCAAGTGGACAAGCTCGTTGACGGCAATGTGTTCATCGCGATGTTCACCAACTACGACGCCGACGTTTCGCTGCGCTCGATACCGGCCGACCAGGTGCGGCAGATCTTCACCAAAGACGGTGACTCGCGATTCATCAAGTTCTACCTGCGCGAATGGTCGGAAGTGGTGTTTGACGACAAGACCGGAACGCAGACCACCGAGACCAAGCGCTGCCTGTACCCGGACTGGCGGTACTTCCCCAAACAGCAGCCCAAGACCATCGGCGGCATCGAAGTGATGTGGGACGCTCCGATCATCCACATGAAGACCGGCGGCTTGAAGTCGATGCTGTTTGGTGTGCCCGAGACATACAGCGCGCTGGACTGGGCGAGGGCGTACCGCAAATTCCTGGAGAACTGGCACTCCCTGGTGGCGTCGCTCGCCAAATTCGCCTGGAACGTCAAGACCAAGGGCAGCAAGATCAAACAGGCGAGGGAAAAACTCCGCTCGACTGTCAAGGACGGCGATGAAGCCCGCGAACAGAATGACATCGCGCCGGGCGCAGCGTTCGTTGGCAAAGAAGGCGATGAAATCGCGGCCATCCCCAAGTCCGGCGCGACCACCTCTGCTGACGACGCGAAGCCGAGCCGACTGATGGTGGCATCGGGGATGAACATTCCCGACACCATCCTGAGCAACGACCCGCAGCAGGGCGCGCTCGCTACGGCGCAGACGCTCGACCGGCCGACCGAGCTGTACATACTGAGCGAACAGGAGACAGAAGCTCAACTGCGCCGCGACATCGTGCGGTACAACGTCGATGCCAAGATCAGGGTTGGCAAACTGCCTGGCGCAATCACCTGGGATGACGAGGGCAACCAGCACATCGAGCCGGGCATAGACCCGACGCTGGAAGTCAGCTTCCCGCCGATCCTGGAACACGACCAGCTGGCCGTCATCAAGGCCATCGTGGCTGCGGCGACCCTGGAAGGGCGAACCGAGGCAGGAACGATCCCACCGCACCAGCTGTCCGAAATGCTGATGGAAGTGCTGGGCGTCGAGGACATCGAAGACGCCATCAAAGAGCTGGACGAAGCGGAAGAGGACGAGCTGAAACAGAGCGTCGAAGATCTCAAAAACCAGCTCGCTGGCATCCAGGCAGCTCCTCCCGTCCCCGGCTCACCGCCGCCCAAGCCCGTCCCTCCACCACCGGCTGTGCCGCCCAAATGAGCACGACGATGACAAGGCGCTCGATGCTCCGCGAGGTACAGAGCATGCAGAACCAGGTGACGCCGGGAGCGGCTGTTGTCTACGCGCTCCGCAAAGTTGAGCCGCGCAAAGAAGCGATGATGCGCAGCGAACTGAAGCCGGTGCTGAGAGAGCTAGGTCCGAAAGTTGCCACAGCCGCTGCCTCTGTTGGCGGGCTACTGGTCGAGCTGGGCGCGAGCGAGTTGACGGCTGCCGAGGAGCAGCGGGTCGAGCTGATATTGGAGGCCAGCGGCCTGACTGGGTGGAAGCAGGACGTTCTGAAGCCGATATTCCAGCGGGCTTGGTTCCGGGGCGCGAACATGACGGCGCAGGTGCTGAAGCGCTACGGCATCGAGCCGACGCTGCGCGACCAGTACGCCCAGAACATGCTGGCGCGGGGTGGCAAACGGATGGGCCTGGTGGACATCGCCGGGGACACCAAAGCTGCGCTGCTGAAGGCAGTAGACGACGGGCGCGCTCTCGGCGCGAACCCGAACGTCACCGCGAAGTTGATCAGGGCGTATGTGCCAGCGGGCCGCTTTACCAACGCCGGGTCCGGCTACCGCGCTCGGATGATCGCGCGCACCGAGACTCTCCACTCGGCTCGGATCAGCTCTCTTGAAGTCTACAGGTCGTCACCGCTGGTGCGCGAAGTTGTCGCATTCGATGGCGAGAGTGATGAGGAATGCGCTGCCCGTAACGGTGCGGTGTTCACCTTTGATGAAGCTGAAGCAGAGGCTAACGACACCCACCCAAACTGCGTCCTGGCTTTCGGGCCGGTCGTGTAAGGAGACCACCCCATGGCATACCCTGCAACCCTTGACGCACTCCCCACCACCAGTAAAAACGAAGACCTCTCCAAAAACACACACCCGAAACTTCATAACGACGTCAATGACGCGATCAATCGACTTGAGGAAGTTCTTGGACTAGAACCCCAGGGAGGCTCCGGCACAGTTGGCGAACGCATTGCGGCCGTCGAGCAGTCCATCACCGCCATTGACCTTGTGCCAGAGAACTACGGCGCTAAAGGCGACGGGGTTACCGACGACACGGAAGCCTTTGAAAAATGCAGCAAAGCCATCAAAGCCGCCCATTCAGGCAAAGGCGGCACGATGTTCTTGCGAGCGGTCACCTACATTCTTGACAACTTCATCTGGGAAAACAAGATCACGATAGAAGGGTCCGGCCAGCAGGCCACAACCCTGAAAGCCAAGGCCGGGTCCACGAACCCCGTAATCAGAATTGGCGCTGGGAAGGTCGAAGGCGGCTGGAGGAACTTGCAAGTTGCCTCTAACGGGAATGCGGGACAGCACGGCTTCCAACTGCACGCAGTCGAAAACGAAACCGGCGGCGGAGTCTGGAACTCGGACTTCACCAACGTTCAGGTTGGCAGCTTCTCAGGTTGCCAGATGTGGTTCCAGGGCGGCGCGATAGGCGCAGGGGAACCGCACCAGAACGTCACATTCCACAATGTGTACCTGCGCCGTCCGGATACGGGGACCGGAGCAACCACCAGTCGCGGGTTCAAAGCGACAGGACAGTGTGCCAAGTTCTACTTTGACACCGACTGCGTGATTCAGGGCATTACCAATCTCGGCGAAGGCAAAGCCGTTGGAACCAACATCGAGCTGTCCCGTGAGTTCTTGCAGACGACCACGCTGAGCGCTGAAGCAGCGGCCGGGCAGAAAAAAGTCAAACTGACTTCAGTTGCGGGGCTGGAAGCCAACAAGCTGGTGTCCATTGGCGAGGGTGCCTTCAACGAGCTTTGCGAAATCGAATCCATCGCGGGTTCGGAAGTCACGATGAAAGCAAACCTTGAATTCACCCATGCCAACGGGGACACTTTCTACGCCTTGTCAGGCACCGTTGGCGCTCCGGCCACCAAAGCTCCGGTCTTCTTCCTGTTCGACGGGGCAACAATTCAGAACGCCGATCTAGAGGCTCTGGTTGACTCCGCTCAGTGGGTCATCTTCAAGGCATGCGACGCGGAGAACCAGGCGCGCGTGATGAAGGTGAGGCACGAAGGCTTCCAGGTCCACTTCCAAGGTAATGTGTCCGGAGCTACTGAAGGAACCGCGCTCGGATCGGGAACACTCACACCCGGCTCCAAAATCATCACGGGCGCCAACGCTGGTTGGGTCAACGGCGACAAAATCAACGGTCGCGGCATCCCGGCAGGAACCACCGTTGAATCGGGCGGTGGTGGCGCCGAAATTCACATCACCAACAACGTAGAAGAAACTACGGGCGGCGAAACGGCCATGACCGGCGTCCCCCTGGTCAAGGGCGGCGAAGGCAAAGGATACATCGCAGACTACGGGGCTGGGTGCCAGGGCAGCGTTTCATATTTCCCGAATGGCGGGATTGACAACGCCGTCATCTGCCATGGGGAACATGGAGTGCGGGTCAAAGAGCTTGCGCGCAAATCCGCAACGACGTTCCAGAACACAACCGGCATCACGCGGAGCATGGGAACCGCTGAAGTGCTTAATCTTGGAGGAGCGCTGGCTGCGTCATTGACGAACGCCACCAACTCCATCAAGTTCATCTCCGGTACGCACGCAACCGGAGAGAGAATCCGCATCACCGCGACGGTGGCCGCCACCAAATTCATCACAGGCGGCAATATCACTTTGCCGGGCGGAGTTAACTTGACCCTCGCTGCAGGCGAGACGGTCAACCTGGAGAAGACAGACGCCGGGCCGACAACTTGGATAGTCATCGGGGTGCAGCGTACCAGCACAGCCGTCCCTACTGCACCAACTATCGTCACCGCGACAAACGCCGCTCTGGCGGTGCCTGCGGGAGCTGGCCATGCGTTGGTCACCGTAGTCGGCGGTGGAGCTGGCGGAGGCGGCGGAGGAGCTGACGCAAAAGAATCTCCTGTGAACACTCAGGTTGGTGGCGGCGGTGGCGGGTCGGGTCAGTCGGTCACAAAGTTGATCTCGCTGGCAGAAGCCGCGACCCTCAATGTCACAATCGGCGCGGCTGGGATCGGCGGTGCGGGCGGCGCAGCCAGCTCCAACAACGAAGGCCATGCCGGGGAAGAAGGCAAAGCCGCGAACACCGACACCACCGTGGCGGGAACAGGGTTCACAACGGTGACCGCGCGTGGTGGGTCTGGCGGTAAGGCTGGGGCTGCCAAATCAGCAGCAACAGTCAACGCCGGGGTATACGGCGGTCGTGCTACGGGTGGTCAGACCAGCACAAACTGGATGGCTGGAGGTGGAGGCGCAGCAGCCTCAGCGAGCGGAGGGGGTGGAGGTTCCGCCATAGGTGCGTCCGGCCGAGGTGGTGGGGCTGGAGGGCCAGCCAACGGCGCCAACGGCGGCAGCGCAGGAGCGGAAGGAACCATCTCTTCCAAAACAGGCACCACCGAAGGAGGCACACCAGGAAATGCTCCGGAAAACTCCGGTCAGGGTGGCGACGGTGGTGGCGGTGGCGCTCCGCAGGGCAAAGGCGGCTCAGGCGGAAACGGCGGTTCAGGCGTAGTGATCATAAGTTGGCTGCCGTAGTGACACCGCAGGAAGAAAAGATGGGCGGCGTCCTGGATGGCAAGGGCATGCTCGGCTCCGACACGCTGGGCTTTGGCACGCTCGGCGCTAGCGGACCGAGTGCCATCTGGGATGACGCCGAGCTTGGAGTCGAGTTTGAACCCGGAACGGTGTTGTTGCGGGACTACGGATGTTTCTACCCCAGCGAAGCGTAGAAAGGAAAGCATGCAAATCAGAATCACAAACGACGCAGAGGGATGTCCCAAGGTGGAGGTCGTCAACCCAGGTGGAGACGGCACCCCAGAGCAGATCCTCTCAAGCGTCGAGTTGGCGCACAGCCAGCAGGTAACCATCACAGCGGTCAACGCCCATGAGGCGTCCGACATCGAAGTCGGCTCAGTGACCGCGTCACCCGAGGAGACATCATGAAGAAGTTCCTGAAGACAATCGGGCTTGCGCTCGGCGTCGCTTTGGCGATGTCGATGGCGGAAGTCCAGCGCGCTCGGCAGAAGACGGTCGCGGCCGGTGCCGAACCCGTCGTGGTCGAACCTGCGGCCAACGATGTCAACCTGATCCCGAATGGGGACGGCGCAACATTGGTCCGCGTGACGGCTCCGGCGGAAGCCATCGAAGTAACGGTGATCACGCCAAATCAGGTCGGCGGGAATCCAATCGAAGACCTCAAAAACCCGATTGGTTCCACCAAAACCGAGGTCATGGGTCCGTTCGACCCGAGCGTCTACAACAACGCCAACGGCCAGCTGGAATTGAAAGTCAACAAAGCGGCCTGCAAAATCGAGATCTTCAACGTCGCCTTCTAGGCCGACCGCGAACTGAAAGGATGATGATGACGACCGCTCAGCTAACAGAGATCCTGGAGGCGCGTGCCCGAACTCCATTCAGGGAGGGCGCAGCCGCCGGAGTGAAGCGGGAGATCACCATCATCGAAGCTGGGTGGGGTTCGTCCGGCTACTACTCCGAGCAGGTGCTGGAGCGCGACATACCGCGCATCTTCCCAATCGGGACCCATATGTACTTGGATCACCCGACGCTGAGGGAGGACAAGGAACGTCCTGAGCGTTCTCTCCGCGATCTGGTCGGGGTAGTAGTCGAGACCCCGCGCATGTCCGGCATCGCCTCTGTGGCGGTGTGTGAAATCTTTGAGCACTGGGTTCCGGTGATCGACGCGCTCGCTGAGCACATCGGCACCAGCATCCGGGCGTTCGGCACCAGCGAGGAAGGCGACGCTGGCGGCAGGACCGGCCCGATCATCCACCAGCTCACCGAGGGCGTGTCAATCGACTATGTGACGCTGGCTGGTGCTGGCGGCAAGGTCGGCCCGCTGGTCGAGAGCGCGCAGGCGAAGGTGCTGCCGCTCATCGAGTCGGCGCGGGCTGCGCGATCTGTCGATGAGGCTCTCAACTCAGACCTGTCTACCAACCTGGAAAAGGCTGGCGAAGAAAAGTGGGGGTCCAAGGAACCGTACACCTATGTCTACGTTGAAGACTTTGACGTTGACGAAAACTGGGCGGTGTTCTCCGTCCGGCCGAGCGGCAACGACCGGGTGCTGAAGCGCATCTCGTTTGTCCGCAACACCGAGGGTGACGTTGCGCTAAGCGGTGATGGTGAAGAGGTCGAGCGCGTCACCACCTATGAGCCAGCCGACGACGGCATGACCGTCGCAGAACTGAACATGGACACGGTGATGGCGTCGATGCCGCCGAGCTTCTCGGACAACGAGAAGTTCAAGGAGTCATTCAAAGACTTAATCCAAGAGTTTGACAACAGCGGCTCCGGCCGTGCAACCAAGGAGGCCCAAATGGGCGAGGAGAATCGCCAGCTGTCGGAGCTGCAAGAGTCGGTCCGGCGGCTGGAGGAGGCTCAGAAAGAGAACGACAAAAAAGTCGAGTCTCTGGAAGAGTCCAAAAAAGCGGAGACCGACCGCGCTGACCGTGCAGAGGAAGCTCTCCTGCGCGTCGAGGCCGAAAAGGTCATCGTCAAGGTTCTGGAAGATTCCGAGGGTCTGCCCAGCAAGGCGACCGAGCGGGTCATCGAGAACTCACTCCAAGGAGACCTGCCGGTCAACGAAGACGGCAAGCTCAAAAAGGAAACGCTGGAAGAGACCGCCCGCGCGAAGCTGCGCGAGGAGATCGAGTACATCGGTGAGGCCACCGGTCGCGGCAAGGTCCGCAACCACGGCTCCAGCGATTCCATCACAGAGTCGGGGTCCGAGGACGAGGACAGCGACGATGACATCAAGGCTCTGGAGAAGTCGTTTGAAGAGAGCGGCATGTCCGAGGGCGAAGCTCGCATCGCGGCGAGAGGAAGGTAAGCCAACATGGCGAAGAACCGCAAGTACGACATTGGCAGCGCACCGCTGCCTCTGGTCGTCCCGGAAGGCGGAAAATCGGGTGACCCTGTAGTCATCGGGAACATCCCCGCTGTCCTCCTGCTGGACTCCCAGTACCCGGCTGCGACTGCCGTTGACACCGGAGGCGTCTACAACCTCCCGGTCGAAGGCAAAAACAAAGCCGGGGAAAAAGCCATCGAAATTGGGGACATCATCTACATCAAAGGTGGCGTCCTCAGTGTCAACAACGAAGAAGGCGTCAGGTTCGGATACGCGATGGGACCTGTCACCAAAAACAAAAAAGAAACGATCCCCGTCAAAATCGGGTACTAGAAAGGAGACTGACTCTTATGGCACAGGTGCTTGAGTTGGTCGAGCGGATGCGGGCCGAGGAGGCCAGCGTGTCCAAGCTCTTTGGTGGGGATGAGGGCGTACAAGTTCTCCGCCACTCCGCGCAGGATTTGGCGGAGGCCCAGAAGTTCCTAAGCGACATCAAGACGGGCCGGAAGAAGTTCTGGCAGTTTGAGGAGGCAATGTCCACCTCTGACTTCCCGATCCTGATGGGCGACATCCTTGACCGGACGTTGCTCGCAGGCTACCAGGAGATTTCGCCCTCCTGGCAGGGGTACGTCAAGAAAGGCACCGTTAACGACTTCCGCAAGGCCAAGAAGGTCGCGGTGGACGGTGCCGAGGGAGTGCTCGGAAAAGTGGGCGAGCAACAGCCCTACCCCGAGGACAGCGTGGCCGACAAGAAGGACGAATATTCCGTCTTCAAGTACGGGAAACGTCTGGCCATCGACTGGGAGGACATGATCAACGATGATCTCGGTGGTCTCGACTCCCTTCCTCAGCGGCTCGCCCGTGCAGCTCGACGGACCGAGCAGAAGACAGCAGCGGAACTCTGGGTTGGCAAAAAAGGCCCATCGGAAACGCTGTACAAAGCGGAATTCAAAAACGTCATCGAAAAAAATCCACCGCTGAGCATCGCGTCGTTGCAACAGGCGCTGCTCCTCCTCTCAGAAATGAAGGACTTCGATGGGGAACCCATCGAAATCGGCGCGGTCACCCTGGTGATCCCGTATGCGCTGGAAGTGACGGCCAACAACATCCTCCACGCTCTGACGATTGACGTCAACGAGTTCGGCGGAACCGAAAAACAGCGGCTGCGCGCTCAGAACTGGATGAGCAACAAACTCACCCTGGTGACCGAGCCGTACATTCCCATGATCGCCAACGAAGCGAATGGCAACACGACATGGGCGCTGTTCGCAACTCCGGGCACTTCGCGTCCGGCCTTGGAGCTGGGGTTCCTGCGGGGACACGAAGTCCCGGCGCTCTACGAAAAGGCACCCGACGCTCGCCTGGTCGGCGGCGGCGGAGATGCGAGGGAGTCGTTTGACAACGACACCATTCAGTACCGCATCCGCCACGTGATGGGCGGCGTCCAGTACATCAACACAGGCGGTTACAAAACCACCGTGGCGTCCAACGGTTCCGGCGCGTAAGAACTGACCCCATGGGTCAGCGACGCACAAGTGGCGGTTCCGGTCGGGAGAGCACCCACCCGGCCGGGCCGTCGCCTGCGTCACCTCCAAAACTGCTCACCGGCCTGGCGCACACCTGCGACGGCTGTGGCATGAAATTCAGAACTGCAACCGAGCTGCGCGAACACAAGAGGATCGCACATGCCTAGTACATATGACGTCACAACCGACAACGGCAAGGTTCGTCTGCTGATCTCCGATGTTGGTGGAGCCGATGGCAAATCATTCATCTTTGAAGACAACGAGATCGAAGGCTTCATCAGCTTCAATCCAGACCTGCGCATCGCCGCAGCCACCGCGCTTAGGACGATGGCCGCCAACGAGGCGATGGTCTCCAAGTGCATTGAATTCCTTGAACTCAAGACTGACGGCGCGAAGGTCGCAGGGGCGCTCGAAAAACTGGCCGACAAACTTGAAGCGCAGGCCGATGGCGACTACGACTTTGAGATCGCGGAGATCGGCGCTGACTTTTTCAACCGCCGCGAGATGCGACTGGTGAACTGGCTTGAAGGTGGCGAAGGCGAAGAGATCGGTGAACGGCTGTGACGCCGCGTGCGCTACCGGCGAAGTCCACCGGCCTACGTGGACCGGGACAGACGATCTTCCCTGAGGAGGCCAAGGAGGAGGCGCGTCGCGTCGGCCTGAAGCCGGAAGCCGCCCTAGTGTTCACCAAGGTCCAGGAAGACGACGGTGGCGGCGACGTTCGCAACACCTGGGTCCCGCAGGGCATGCGTGTGCGCGGGCGTATCGACGGGCTGCGCTCTCGGAGCCAGGCAACCCAGTTCGGTGACGCGGTTGACGAGTCCACCACACACATCATCACCCTGGATGCCGGAACGGTCGTCACCGCCAAGGACCACATTGAAATCGACGGTCAGATGTGGACGATCACCGCAGAGATGTTCTTCACAGACGAGGCTACCCAGCGTCTCCAGGTGAAAGAGTTGAACCCGTGAAGCTCTCGATTGAGGTGGCCATCGACTTGGACCAGAACCGCCGCGTCTGGATGGTCGGCTCGGCCGACGATGTGAAAGCAGACGAGGTGGACAAGGTCGCTCCGCAGCTGGTCGAGGCGACTACATCACACGCTGTGGCAGCCCATGCAGCCGCTGCCGAGCGTCTAGGGGTAGACCTGGAGCCGGACGGCGCTGCAATCGCGAGAGCGGCTGCGGCATCGAGCGGGATACCGCTGGCCGAACGTGAGAAACGTCCAGAGGACCCAGACACGATGAGAACATTTGGGGATGGCGACGATGACGCTAACTAGTCGCTTCCCTCAGATCATCTTGTTGTCGCAGGCGAAAGTGACGACGGCGATCCGTCGAGCCATCTACAACATCACCCGCCGAGCGATGGGTAAGAGCCGAGTGGCGACCGGCAACATGCGAGCGGGTTGGCAGGGTCAGCTGGTGAACGCCAACGAAGGTGTGGTGTTCAACTTGGTGGAATACACCATCTACAACGAGTATGGAACGGTCTACATGTCAGCACAGCCGATGCTCCGGCCCGCTGTCGAGGAGACCCGTAGCTCGTTTGAGGCCGACATGGCGGGGACTTACGTATGAACCCGGTCCGCGCAGCTCTGTCCAGGTACATGCGGGACGACCAGACGCTCTCTGGGTTGGTCGGCGGGCAGATATTCCATCGACACCCCGACGATGGAGCGACGCTGCCATATGTGATTTTCAACAAGGCGTCCGGTGTCCCAGAGTGGGCATTCTCCGGACCTCCAATCGACCAGGACGTGTGGCTGATCAAGGGAGTCGGCCCGCGCGATCAGGTCGAGGAGATCGCCAAGCGCATCAAGCAACTTCTCAATGGTGCGACGCTGGCCATAGAAGGCAAGGCTCACCAGGATCTCCGCCACATCAACGATGTGGACTACGACGAGATTGTCAAAGGTGAGCGCATAGATCACGTCGGTGCTGAGTTCAAGCTCGACTCTGAAGACGAATAAGGAGGAAGCGTGAAGAAGTACAAGAACATCAGCACGCTGGAGCAGCTCGGCATCGAGCCGGGCGAGACCGGCGAACGCGAGATGCACAAAGACCAGGAGGACCGGATGGTTGCCCGTGGCGCCATCGAGGTCGTCACCACAAGCGGCAGCTCATCCGCTTCGACTTCGCCGTCGGCACCCGAGTCGGGCAAGCCGGGCGTGAAGGAGTAACAGATGGCCAAGGAGATACTCAAGAAACCCGTCATCACCATTGACGGGACGAACCTCACAGGTCGCATCAGCCAGCTGGACATCGACCAGCCGGACGACGAAGTTGATGTGACCACATTCGGCAGCGAATACAAACAGACAGAGACCGGAATGCGGGACGGCGCGATGACGTTCAGCATCTTCCAGGACTTTGCTGCGGCGCAGGTGGACGCCGTGCTGTCGGTCATCAAGGCAACTGCCAAAAAGTTCATCACCAAGGTGCAGGCTCGATCCGGGGAAATCTCGGCCACGAACCCGTGCTACGTGATGGGCGGGAAGCTGTTCAACTACAAACCGCTGAGCGGTTCGGTCGGGGCGGCTTCCACCACAGAACCCACCATCAAAAACGTGACACAGACGGGCATCGTGCGCTGCACGTCCGCCGCTGAAGTGGTCGAAAAAGAAGCGGCTATCGCCGCCGAATTGGTCTAGCCGTAGCTAGATCGGAATAGGAGTCATCATGGGTGCACCAACAGATGGATCGGGTTCCGAGCTGACGCCAGGACAGGCGTTGGCCGGAACTCAGTCCGGGGCGCTTCCGATTGGAACCGTCAAGGCGATCCTGGAAAAGGCTCCGGCCGACATCCAGGAGAAGACGATTGACGTTCCCGAGTGGGAGTGTTCGGTCAAAATCCGTTCGTTCACGGCAGCTCAGTCGTCTGGCATTCGCCAGCGCGGGCTTGCCTTCCAGGGCGAAGAGACGAAAGTCGCCTGGGGCGAGATGGAGATCATGCAGTTCCAGCAGGGCGTGGTCGAGCCTCGCTTTGACGAGGATCAGGTGCGGCAGCTGCACCTCACGTCCGGTCGCGGGTTCTCCCGCGTCATCGAGGCTCTGGATGAGCTGAGCAACATAGACAAGGAGGCTCTCGCGAAGGCTCGCGAGGAGTTTCCAAAATCCGAGGAGCCAGCTCAGGTTTGAGTTCTACCTAGCTGACAAACTCAAGAGAACGCACGCAGAGCTGATGTCATCCATCTCAAACCCAGAGCTAGCTCTGTGGGGTGTCCTTTCGGAAGTCGAAGTTGAAGAGGCTAAGGCTGCCGAGAAGGAGGCGTTCAACAAATGATGCCCGCAGCGGTCCTGGCCGTAGTCGTCAAGGCACAGGGAGTCGGACCGACCAACGCTGAGTTGCGAACGGTTCAAGGCTCGCTGGAGAAGACAGACGCGGCCGGGATCGCGATGGGCAAATCCATGAAAAAGTCCGGCGCGATGATGACCAGCGCCGGGAAGACGATGACCAAGGCGATCACCCTGCCGCTCCTTGGAATCGCGGCGGCTGCGGTAGATGTGAACCTCAAATTTGAACGCTCCATGAATCTCATCCAGACGCAGGCTGGAGCGTCGGCTAAGGAAACCAAGTACCTGCGCGGCGAAGTTCTCAAACTATCGCAAGCATCGAAGTTCGGACCAGACGAGGTTGCCAAAGCTCTGTTTCGCGTTCGCTCGGCTGGCTACAAAGGAGCCAAAGGAGTTCACGCCCTGTCCGAGGGGATCAAACTTGCGACGGTGGGCAACTCCGATCTGGAGATGACCACCAAAGCGCTCGTTGGTGCAGCGAAGTCGTTGGACATTCACGGCTCCAAAGCATTCAACCACCTCGCCGCCGAAATGAATGCGACAGTCGGCACCGGCGACATGCGGATGGAAGAACTTCAGAGCGCGCTGTCCACCGGAGTGCTCCCGGCGTTCGTCGCTGCCGGTCTGGGCATGCGCGACTACGGCGCGGCGCTGACGGTGATGACCGACCGCAACGTGCCAGCTCAGATGGCCAGCACCAGACTGCGAACCGCAATCACCATGCTGGTGCCGCACACCAAAAAGGCAGAAGAAGCTCTGGGCGGCATCGGGGTGAAGTCGGAAGCCCTCGCCAACATCATGCGCAACAAGGGGCTGCCGCAGGCGATCAAGTATCTGGCCGAACATCTGGACAAGCTCTCCAAGAATGAGGCCAATCGAGTTCAGATCGAAGCGTTCGGTGGCGCCAAATCCAGCGCGACCATCGAGATGCTCACCCAGAACTACCAGGAACTGTTTGAAAAAGAAAGCCTGATCGGCAAAGGCATCCACAAATATGCGGGCGAGGTCAAAGCCGCAGAAGAAAATCCGCTGGTGGAACTCCAGAAGGCTTGGGCGAACATCCAGGTTGACCTGGTGAAGATCGGCAAAGTCCTGGTGCCTATCATCGTGCCAGCCTTCATCGCCGTCGCCGGAGTGATCAGCGAAGCGGCCGACGCCTTCGCTCACCTGTCTCACGGGAACCAGACGACTGTGTTGGCAATCCTTGCCACAGCCGCTGCGATAGGTCCGCTGCTCCGGCTGTTCGGCTACATGACGACGCAGGCTGGAACGCTGGTCCTCTGGTTGGAGCGCAACAACATGGTGCTGGGTCAGAACACCGTGGAGACCCAGGCAGCCGCCGCAGCGAACGCCGAGCTGGCTGCATCGCTCACAGCGGTGGTCGGCGCGCAGAAGGAGCTGCTGATTGCGAACAGCTCCGGCGTCGTCACCTCCACGGTTCCCATAGCGGCAAGTACGGCAGCGACCACAGCTGAGTCGGGCGGCATGATGGCCGGGGCGCGCGGAGCGGCCACAGGGTTCGCAGGCGGACTCGCGAAAATGCTCCCGGCCGCGCTCGCCGTCGTCGGCATCGGGAACATCGTCAAGTCAGCAGTGGAAGGCGACTCCAAAGCGGCGCTCTACAAGGCAGGCGGGGCTGCGGCGGGAGGCATTGTCGGTGGCATCGTTGGCGGATTGCCTGGTGCGATGGTCGGCTCTGGCATCGGCTCGATTCTCGGCGGGCTTCTCGAGAGCGCCGTCAGCGGAACCAAATTCACCGGTATGCAGGAAATGGTCCAGCGTCAGGCGAAGCATGCCGCTGATGCAATCCACACCCAGAAGGATGCGCTCAAGGGACTTCGCAACGCTGAAGACAACGTCGCCGCTGCGAGCAAGCGACATCACGCCGCGACAGACCGAGCGCGCCACGCTCACGAACACTACAACGCCGTGGTCAAGCGATTCGGCGCAGCCAGCGCTCCGGCTCTGAAGGCCGAGCATGAACTGACGATCCTCCAACACCGCGATCAGAAGACAGCGGAAGGTGCGGAACACGCTCACCGGCTCGCCGGTCACGCGCTGACTGACTACAAACACAAAACGCTGCTGACCGTCGCCGCTGAAAAGGCTCGGCTGCCTGCTATCGAAGAGCAGGTCAAACACATGAACCACAAGTACGACGTGGAAAAGAAGCGCGGTCATGAAGCCTGGGGTCTGCTGCACAAACTGGTCGGCAAGGAAAATGAAGAAGGCAAGATCCGCCAGAGAATTCAAAGCGACGTTGCGGAAGCTGCTCAGGTCGGTGGCAAGAAGTTCGCGCACGCGCTCCGCGAAATCGGATCGGAACAGGCCGCACTAGGTCGCCACTTCCGAGGCATCACGATTGGCGCCAAGCACGTCAAAGAAGGCATGGAAGAATTTGCGACGGCTGGGACGCTTGCCAACAAACACTTTGCAGCGTCGGCCAGCAAAGGCTCAATCATCTTTCACGAAGACGCAGTGAGGATCGCGGAATCATCCGGCCTCGCAACCCGGACTATCGAAAAACGTTTGGGCGCGGCGCTGGAGAAGATGGGTGTGTCCGCCGTCCAGTTCGGCTTCAAGAACAAGACCGAACACAAGGGCAAGCACCAGTCTGGCGGCATGATCGTCCCCGGCAACACTTCTGGCGACAAGGTGGCGATGACCGCGTTTGTCGAGCCGCATGAGGTGGTCCACGTGCTGAACAGCCGAGCCTCCAAGGACATGCGCAAGCTCGGCGCTCTGGAACACTTGAACAGCAACGCTCCGCGCTTCGCAGAAGGCGGCGTGATGGGGATGGGAGCCGCGCTATCCAAAGCCAAGGAAATCAACGCGCAGCATTTCCCCTACGTCTGGGGTGGAGGCCACGGCAGCTTTGTTGGCCCATACGACTGCTCCGGTGCTGTGTCGGCGGTGTTGAATGCAGCCGGGCTGCTGCAGAAGCCGATGGTGTCCGGCGAACTCGCCAGCTGGGGATCACCCGGCTCCGGTCCAATCACCGTCTACGCCAACGCCGTGCACGCCTTCATGAAAATAGCCGGGCAGTTCTTTGGCACCAGCGGCACGAACCCTGGTGGCGGCGCAGGCTGGTTCCCGTCGAGCGTCGGCCTGGGCGAGGTTGCTGAAGGCGACAGCGGCGGACCTTTCAATGTGCGGCACGCATCCGGCATTGGCGGGCTGGTATCAAGCATCAAAGAACTGGAAATGACCGGCCCGAATGGAGCCTTCAAGTCGCTGGCGCAAGGGGCGATCAAACAGCAGACTTCCGCCGCCAACAAGTATCTCAAATCACACACGCCTGGACGCTGGGGTGGCGGCGACTCCGAACTCAGTCTGAAAGGCGTCGGCGGCTCAGTGGCGAGCGAGGCTGCGCAGATCGTTAAGCGGGCGCACGCCGAATACGTACCCGCCCTGGCTCTTTTCGAGGCGCTGTGGGCCGAGAGCAGCATGGGGCAGTCGGCACCAGGCAATGTGCTGCAGGGGCTGGGGGCGGGTGGCGCACCGATTATGTCAGCGCCAGAGGAGATCAGCGGCTTCCTCACCGGCCATCCGACCTGGACCGGCCGTAGCGCCATCGAACAGCACTCCAAGAATCCGGGGCTTCCCGCGAACGCCATCGCTCAGATCGTCCAGGCTTCCGGAGTGGGCGAAGGCAACGAAGGTCGAGCCAACTACTTGCTCCAGAGGGACAGGGCCATCGCGACGATGAAACAGTTTGGCCTGTTCACAGGAGGCGGCGGTGGCGGCAAGGGTGGAGCGGAAGCCAGCTCTCTCAACCCGCTGATGAAAAAGAAGAAGCCGATTGGTCAGAGCATCGAACATGTCCTGAAGGGTCTGTCCAAAGGCAAGCACCAGCCGAAATACAAAGGCCAACTGAAGAAGCTCGGCCGACGGATCGACGGTGTTGGCCTGGACAAAGCGCAGCTCAATCGCCTGGGTGAAATCACCAAAGAAGCCGAAAAATTTGGCGAGTACGCAACCAGCGCGTCGTCGCTGTCGGTCACCAATGAAGAAGGCGAAACGAGCCAGGGCATCTTCCAGAACCAGGGCGAGGGGTACTGGCTCAACAAACAGCTGTCATCGCTGCT